TCCGAAGCAAAAAAATTTTCACCGTACATATTAATGCGCTGGGGAGCCAACGTTGAAGGCGACCCTGATTTGCAAGAATGGTATTTGCGATCGACCAATGAGCGTGTTAATATAAACTTTTTCGATATAAAGTCGGAACATAAAAAATTACAATGGTTACTATGTACAACTGTAAGCCCAAACATGGGTTCATTTAGACATTATTGGTTAACAACGAAAAAAGAAGATCGTGTATCAACTCCAACAATTAAATTACTAAGAAGACTATATCCTAATGCTAAGTTAGACGAACTAGAACTTCTAGCAAAAATAAACTCTTTGGCTGAAATTAAAGAGTATGCTACTTTACATGGGTTAGACGATCGGGATATTAAAAAAATAATGAAATGACAGAAACGTTTCAATGTAAATACTGTGATAAACATTTTAGAAAAGAAAGTACGTTAGCCGCACATCTTTGCGAACCCAAAAGAAGAATACAACAACAAAACGAAACAGGTGTGCAATTTGGATTTAGAGCGTATATACAATTTTATGAAACTACGCAAGGCAGCGCACGATTAAAAACATATGAAGATTTTGCGAGCAGTCCTTATTATCGTGCCTTTGTAAAATATGGAAGATATCTAGTTAATATTAGAGCTATAAACACTACTCATTTTACTTTTTGGTTATTACAAAATAATAAAAAGTTAGATTTTTGGTGTAAAGATAGTTATTACGAGGAATGGTTGCATGAATATATTAAGAAGGAGGCAGTCCAAGACGCTCTCGAAAGAGGACTCCAAGAAATGGAACAGTACGCTAGTGGAGACAGCGGGCTTGCTAGCTTTAGCCATTATTTTAAGTACGGCAATCATAATCGCATTTGTCATCATATTACCAGCGGTCGCATTAGCCCTTGGGTTATTTACAACTGTAATAGTGGCATTGAGTTTCTTGAATCTCTTACTGAGGAGCATTTGGCCATTATTCTTTCTTGGATTGATCCTGATTATTGGAATCGTAAGTTCAAGGATTACGTAGCTGATGTGGAGTGGTGTAAACATGTACTCAAAAAGGCTGGTCTATGAAATTTTCTAGTGACATTGATATTGACGTAGCCGATAGAGATAAAATTCTATCTTTTTTTGAACACATAAATGCTACAATTATACGTGATGGCAAAGATAGTAAACATAATACCGGCGCATATTTTACAAATATTCCTATAAATCCATACACAGGACGTTCTAGTTTAGATTATCAGGAGGCAGAAACTCGTGGTTACTTGAAAATAGACATACTTAATGTTGGGTTATATAAACAAGTCAAATCTGAACAACACCTGCAAGAACTAATACAACAAGAACCGCCGTGGGATCGACTCTATGATCCTAGTTTCTGTTCACAATTAATACATATAGGCTCGCATTATGATACACTAATTCAAATGCCAGAAGCAGTGAATACAATACCGAGGCTTGCTATGTTTTTGGCTGTAATTCGTCCTGCAAAAAGACATTTAATTGGGCGGACTTGGCGCGAAGTCTCAGAAACTATTTGGGATAAATCGGATGGCGGATATGCGTTTAAGCGTAGTCATTCAATATCATATGCACACCTTGTTGTAGTAAATATGAATCTACTTAACCAAGTTTACGAACTAAAGTAATACTTCTTCTTTTGCTGCGTTTAGCTGCTATCTCTTTTAAACTAACATACGGTCCAAATTTAATTTGAACATCTTTAGTATTCATAGTTTTTAATGCAGTTTTAAAGGGTGCCCAATCTTGTCTTAAAAACACATTGATTGGTACTAACCTGTTACTTTCCCACCACCAATTCTCAGCTAACTGTAGAAATTGATTTTTCTGTTCTGCTGTCTTTAAAACTCCGTAATCGTATATAGTAGTAATTAAATCATCTACATTTTGTACGACGCCAATGTATTCATTTCCACCATACACTAAGTAGGTTAAAAATGGATACTGCTGTAATAAGTATGAGTAGTCTGGTTCCAAAATTTCGCTAAATACAAGATAATGCAAATTCAAGCTTATTTATATTCCAATTTAATGGAGGTCCAAATTTGGGACACCAGTATTTTTACACCAAGGAACAGAGTCGTGTACAGCCGCCCTATTAAAGTCTATCAAGGTATAGACAACCCAATACAGTTAGTAATAAAAAATCAAGATCAAAAAGCGGTTGATTTAACCGGCTATGTTCTTCAAATTGATATTCAAGATCCGCTGGCACAAGGCAGCGTAGAAAGCATAGCAGTATCAATGACAGATATCACTAAAGGTTTGGGGTTATTCAGTATTGATAAGGAAATAGTTAACAGTTTAGATCAACGAGTATACAAAATGACTATAAAAGCAATAAATCAAGACACAAATAAAGAGCGTCCTTTGTATATTGATGATAATTTTACTGCACCTATAGATTTAATTGTACTTCCAGGATGGTACGAAAGTATGCCTCTAACGCTAGATAGCGATGAAGTGCTAGACGCAGGAACAATATAATGACAATAAATTACAGCAAACAAGTTTTATTAAAGCGTGGCAATACTGCCGTAAGCACAACTTATACTGGCCCTGTGGGCGAAATTACACTAGACACAGATTTATTACAAATAAGAGTACACGATGGTACTACACAAGGCGGATGGGTCATTCCAAGCGGACAAGATTTTATTGATATTCAAACTGATCTTGCGATAATTGCTAATGTAGACACAAGCCTATTGGCCAATGTGTCTACATTACTGGCAAATGCCAACGTACAACAAACTCAAATTGATAATGTAATAAGCAACTTAGCAGAGTTGGTAACTGTAGGAAATACAGTTCCTAGCACAGCAAATGAAACATTTTGGTTTAACGACGGTGACGGCAGATTATATATCAAACAGGCCAATGTATGGACTGATGCCAGTCCTTCAGTATTACCTAGTCCTGCATACATTTTTAGTACGCTGGAAAATACAGCTGGAAATATCGTACCAGATGCTTCTAATGTGTATAGTCTAGGTAGTAGTGTAGCACAATGGAAAGATTTGTGGGTTAGTAATGCCACAATTTATTTTAATTCAGTGCCATTGAGCACAGATGTCACAGGCAACTTGACCTATGCAGGCAATCCACTGGTAAGTTTTGTTGACGGCAATCTCAGTGTAGGCGGCACAGTGGTCAGCGGTGGGGGTGGTGGCGCAGCCAATATTGGCAATGTTACTTTTGATAATACCACCATTATTGGTGCCAATGACAGCATCTATTTCCAGCCCAATGTGGCACAACCTTGGCTCACCTGGGGAATACAAAATAATGTGTTTGGTGCAAACAGTACCGCCCTAATAGCACCTGCCAGCGACGATCAACACCAAGGTCAACTCATATTCCCTGGTGCTAATGGTATGGGGTTTGGCGCCTTGGCCTGGGCGGGCAACATAGGATCACCATTTGACAACAGCCTGGTGGTTGCTGGCCTATTAGGCAATGTTAGCATTGGAACACAAGATGGTATAACAGGTTATTACTGGAAGTTTGGCACAGATGGTGCTACAACATTGCCCGCAGTAATTGACGGTGATACCACAATAGGCACTCTATTTAATACCAACCCTCCGGGACATACTTTAACAATAAAACATAATGGCGGAACAAATGGCGGTAGTGGTGGTGAACTGAAATTTGACTACGGTAATGTTAAACTAAAAGTTGTTCAAGATGCTGGCATTACCCAAACTTGGGAGTTTGACACAGATGGTCATCTCACATTACCTTATGGCAGTCGCCTGGTAACTTTTAACACAGCCAGTGTTGAACTCACTGCGGGCAACAATGCCAGCAGTTATGCCAGCCTAGCCAGTTTCAACGGCAATACTTATATGTGGGTGGACAACGACGGTGCCTACATTGCTACCAATTGGAATCCTAGTGCAAAACAATGGACATTTGGTACTGCTGGTAATCTAACATTACCCAATGATGGTGTCATCAGTGCTGGCGGATCTGGTGGGTTAACCTTGGGCGGAAACTATGATGTTAAAATAGTGTCAGACTACACAGACAACAATCGCACCTGGACATTTAACGGCACAGACGGTAGTGTAACATTCCCGGATACCACAGTACAGACCACTGCTTGGTCAGGTGGTCGTGTTGTGAGTGCGCCTGCAGGCAGTGAAGGTGCCGCAGGTGATCAGCAAGGCGACATAGCATTTACAAACAGTCATCTATATTATTGTAAAGAAGATTTTGTAGTCCATACCAGTTCAGTTGTGATTGACAGCACTGAGTGGGGCGGCGCAGCTGGCACATTGACCAGTTTGCCTTTTTTAAGTGTGGCAAGAGCGCCAGAGATTGGCTGGACTATCAATGCTAATTTTAACACTGGCCCTGCTTCGTTGACTATTACTGGTGTGACTCCGTTGGGTGACAATCGTTATCAGATTGATTTTAACTCAGTGGGTGAAATAAATGTCAGCAACGGCAATACAGGAACATTGGTAGACAATGATCCAGCGGCAGACATATGGGTGCGTTCAGCGTGGGATGAAACAAGTTGGTGATAAATTATGGCTATTAAAAAATTACAATTAGATGGGTTGAATCCTGAAAGTCCTCTTAGCAAGATACAGGACAATCTCAACGAAAATCTTGATGCTATCATAGAAGCATTTGACAATGTCAATGATGGCGCAGGTGTCATTGGACCAGCAGGCCCCAAAGGTGACAGAGGTGATCCTGGGCCAACAGGTGCCACAGGAC